CCCATTGTTCCTAACATCATTAACGATAATGATAATGCCATAATTGCTGCTGCTAATCCAAATATAGGTAATATCATACTAATTAATGGTCCTAAATTTTCTGCTAATTGTGGTAATACTGCAACCATAGAACTTATTCCATCCATTGCTAATTTAATACCCATACCCACCATCATTACACCTGCACCAAAAAATGCAAATGCTAATCCTAATCCCATTAATATTGCAACTCCTATTCCTGCCAATGGTGCCGCTCCACCCAATGCAGTTAATCCAGCCGTTAATGCTCCAAATCCTAATGTAATTAATGGTGCCATGGCTCCCATTAATGCTAAAACTGCCAATCCAGGTAACATAGCTATAAGTGCTATTGATGTTACTAATAAAGAAAACGCTCCTAATAATACATTACCTGTACCCATTGCACCTAATCCTAATGCTATATTTTCAAATCCCATTAATACATTTCCAAAATTCATTTTACCCATAAAAAATAATGTAGGTAATCCAGGTAGTAATCCTAATAATCCGATACCTACTGGAATTAATGCTAATGCACCTAATACTACTTTTCCACTTGCAAATGATTTTAAACCAGCTGCAATATTTTCTGCTTTTGTTTTAAACGCAGAACCATCGTCTCCTTTTGCTGCTTCGTTTGCCCCCTCTGTTACTTTTTCTGGATTTACTTTATCTTTAATACTATCTACAACCGCATCTTTCTTTTCCGCTACCATTTCTTCGGCCTTACCACTAAAATCAACTTTATCCATTAATTTATCTTTAAGCCCACCTGCCTTTTCTGCTATATAATCTTTTGCTTTTCCTGCTACACCACCTATTGCTGAACCTACTTTTGAATTTGCAATTGCTCCGCCAAATTGTTTTAGTTTACCTATTATTTTACTAGGTGCTATCATTGCAAATAGATTTTTTAACATTTGCTTTGTTCCTCTTGCCATTCCACCAATTGATGTTCCCATTGCAGACAATCCTTTATTCAATTCTCCTGCCCCAATTATCAATCCACCCATTCCTTTGAATATTTTACCAGTTAGGCTATTGCCCATATTCTGTAATATCTCAGATGTTTGACTATATATTTGATTACCCACACCATGCATACCATTTAAGGTTTCTTCATGTGCTACCATTTGTTGCATTTCTGCATTTGAAACACCAATTGCTTTAGCAGTTGCTGCTCTTTGATATGGGTCCATTGCATTGTAAGCAGCAATACCTCCCGCTGCTTCTAACCCTTCTTTCAATGCACCTGCTATATCTCCATTATATGCTAATTCTCTTGCTTTACTAAGGTTCATATCTCTACCTAATAAAACCGATGCTTCCATTTCATCTTGTACTGATGATTGGTAATCTAATAAATGGTCTGCTACTTTTGCTGCCGTTCCTAATCCTACTCCTAATTTTGCGGCTGCTACTGCTGCATCACCAATGTTTTTTCCACCATCTTTACTATATAATGCAAAGAATTCTGCATTATCTGCCACATCTTGCATTACTTGAGTTGGTGCTACCCCATTTGCCATTGCCAATTGCTTAACATATTCGCCTGTATTTTTACCGGTCTCATAACTTTTTCCACTTAATTCACCAAACGCCGTAGACATGAATGCTGCTTGTTTTCCACTTAAACCATAATTAGCTGCTAATAAACCTGCATCTACTGCCATTGCAGTTGTTAGATGATGTGAATCACCCAAATCTTTAGCTAAATCCAACGCAGCCTCACCCGCTTCTTCACCTAATATTGCACCAACCAATCCTACTTGTGTTTTAAGCCCTATCATTTGTGTCATTCCAACACCAATCTTTTTACCCATCTCCCCAAAATGTTCTGCTACTTCTGATGCACCAAATGCTATTAAAGATAGTGCACCTTGCCACCCACTAAATAACATAGTAACGCCACTTCTTATTTTTAATAATGTTTTTTGTATACTTTCTAACTCTTCATGTAGTTCTTCTTGTACGTGCTTTTGCAATTTAGATTGAGACGATATTTTGTCTGCTATATTTAATTCGTCTTGTTTACCTTGTATTGTTTCTTGTAGTATATCTAATGATTCTTGTGAATATGTACCTGCTTTTTGCATTTGAGCAAGTTGTTGTTGGTGAGCTGCTATTTCATCATTAATTCTAGATTTTAATATTGCTCTTTTTTCTACATCATCAGAGGTTAATCCCGCTAATTCCGCTGCTTTAGTGCTAATAGATGCCATTCCATCTGAGAATTTGGAAATTTGATTTAATGCTCCTTGTCTTTGTTTAACAGTAAGTGTTTCGTTTGCTGCAATAGATGATGATACATCTTTTAATCTAACACTTTTTAATGCAATTGCTTGTAATTCTTCTTTGCTATGTTTATATATTTCACTTAAACTACCCCACGAATCAACTTGAGATTCTGCATTTCGTTTGATATTATCTTGTGTAGTATCTAATTGTTTTGCTACTGCATATAATTCATTTGCTTTTTGAACTGTTTTACTATATGCTGCCTGTATTCTACCTAATCGTTTTTCATCCTCTGCCGATATTTTACCTTTTTTAGATAATAATTTATTTTCTTCTTCATGTAACTTATTTCTTTGTTCTTGATTTTTGACATATTCAGCCTGCAATTTGGCATCCCTACTTGCTAAAGTAAAATCAGTTTTAGATTCTTTTGTTTTACCGAATGTATCTTTTTTTAGTCCCATTAAAATAAATTGTATTAATATCTACCCGATTCTAAATCTTTTCTGATTTGTTTACTATCTTCAACGTATTTTGCCAAACGTGCTTTTAAACCTTTATCTATATCTGATTTGCGAATTTGTCTCATCGCTTCATCTTCTTGGTTTTTGTAAATTCTATTAAAAATGTTATTAACCCAATTGTCAATAATGTTTTCACTTATTTTTATCTCTGCCATAATCTATATAGTTTAATTATAAATATCATATAAAACAAAAAGTTAGGAGTTTTTTATCTTCTCCTAACTTTACTATTTGCTTTTTGTATTTGTTCGTTTTCTTTCTTTTTTATATCAATTAACATATTTGCATACATTCGTCTGATATGTAGTGGTAAATTGTATACATCACTAAATGTAAATCCTCCACCATGAAATACCAAGAAAAATAATTCTTCGTATAATCCTTTTTTATAATCCGGTGGCAGGGTAAAAAAAGTTGATTCCAAAAGGAATATCAAGTGCCTCCGTTTCACCCGTCAAATCCGATATGAACTCAAATTTCATATTTAAATCCGGAGATATACTTTTTACATATGCTCTAAATGCTTGAATATCTTTTGCTAAGAATTGATTAACTACCCAATTGTTTACATATCCTCTATCTGAATTGTCGTTAACAGATAGTATCATATATTTTAATCTAGTTGTAACTTCCGATGAATTGGTTTTTCCCTTTGTTAATCTTGCTAATGCATTGATTTCATTGGTAATATCTTTTTCATCTTTGTGAGTTAATAACTTAAATATGATTTTAGTTTGAGATGGTAATACAAATGCGTATCTATTCTCAGTATTTAATACAGAATAGTCAATATCTTTAGTTTGAATCTTTGTTAAATCAATTGATACTTTTTGTTTTTCACCACTAAAAGGGTCTGTAATTTCTACATCATATTCAGGACCATATCCTAATACTCTTGCTGCTAAATAAACTGCATTTTTATCACCCGTAACCAAATCATCTGCATTAACACCGACTTGAACTACAACTGATTCTAATAATTTATCTAATACCACACCTTTATTAATTAAGTTACTATCTGCTAAAATATCTTCTTCTCTTGCAGTAAGGTATTTAATTTCTAATGTACCTTTACTCAATGGATTACTTTCCGCATATACCTTACCTTCTGATGGTAATGATATAACTTGTGTTGGGAAATTAAATGTTGATGTTGTTGTTTGAGGTTGTGTTTGAACGGGTGTTCCACCTCTTTGGATGTTTATGTTTTCTTCCATAATAACTTTTTGTTTTGTTTTATATAACTATTTGTTTTTTTAATTTTTAATCTTCACCACCTAAATCAAAATGGTCTTCCCACTCTTTTACCGATTTTGCTTTTCTTTTTTTAAAATTATTTTTTTTATGAGTTGTAATATTAGTTGGTTGATAGGTTGTATAACTCCAATTAGAACCACTGGGATATCCGTATGTAGTTGATGTACTTCCAAATCCAAATTGTGGATTAGCTATTGTAATAGAACCACTACCAGGTGTTGTTGTAATCGTTGTACCATTGGTATCTCCACAATTTATTTTATATGGGTTGTATGGGTCATATGGTTGGATAAATGGTAATGTTTGTATTGGTGCAGTGTTTGGAACTCCAAATGGAAATCCTATTGGTGTTTCATCTTTAACCTCTGCTAATTTATCTTTTAATAAATCCCATTGTTTTGGAGTAATGTTGTATTCATGTACCCCATCTGTAAATCCTTTTAACCAAAGTGTAAATTCTTTTGATGTCATAACTATATATTTGTATATATAAATATAACGAAAATAAAAAAGGGAAACAAATAATGTCTCCCTTTTCTTTTATATTTTTCTTTAGATTAGAATTCTAAGATTGCGTAATCGTAAGTTAAAGTTAATGATATCATAACTGGATCGTTTGAACTCCAATCTACATCACCAAACTCTGCCGAAGAAATAAAAGCACCAACAATTTTCCATTGTTCTACTTTATCACCCACAGGTCCTAACATATAGAAATCAATATTCTTTTTATAGAAATCTGCATATCCATCTCTACCAGTGATAGATTCGTGTCCACTTCTAATCCATTCCATTACTGATTGTGCGCCACTCGGTACAATTGGGTCATATAGAGTGATAGTGATATCAGTCCAATTTGATTTACCCTTAATCTTTCTTTTTAAATTGATATGGTCTAATTCTACAACTTCACTTTCTAACTTAGGTCTGTTTGCTGTTTTAATCATGAATGATGGAATACCATCGATTTCCATGATGAAACGATTTGCTAACTTTGGTTCAAAGTTTGTATAAAATATCTTATCAAATGATAATACGTCAGCCATTGTTTATTTCTCCTTTACTTATTATAAGTATATCTTTTTTTAATTATGCGTTAAAAGTTGCCCCAGTTGGTAAAACATTGAAATCAATTTGAATGAATTCTGCAGTTTTAGTTGGTTGTAAGAATATTGCACCTTTTAAGATGTTTCTATCGATTACGTCTGGAGTGTTGTTTGTTTCATCCATTACAACTTTGAATGCGTATAAACCTTGTCTTTGTTGAATGTTCTCTAAATAAGGGTTAACTGTATTTAAGAATTTAGTTCTTGTATCTGTTGTGTTTTGTTCAAATATTAAATATCTACTAGTTGAAGCAATATACTTCTTAACTGTGATAAGTAATCTTCTAACATTAATTCTATCTAATGCTGATGGTCTAGCTTGTAAGGTTTTTTGTCCAAATGCTACGATACCTTGTCCAGGGAACTGAGCGATTGGATTTACTTTTCCTTCATATAAAGTATCTCTATCAGAATGAGTTAATCTATCTAATACTGCTACTGCACCGGTGATACCACCTCTATTCAAACCTGCTGGTGCGAACCACTCAGCTGATGTAGCATCGTTAGCTGCATAAACTCTAGGTAATAAAACCGAAGGTGGAACTGTTATTAATTTGTTTGTGTTTGTATCAATTGTTTTAACCCAAGGATAGTAAACCGCTGCATAGTTAGTATCTAAACTTTCTGCTACACCTACTACCGTTGCGATACCAGCACTTTGTCCTGCTGCATCCATAATATAGAATGTATCAGCTCTATTCTCACATATATCCATTGCGTATTGAGTTACATTACTATGGTCGTTATGATTAACACCAGGTAATACTAATAAGTTAATATCCCACTCATCTACATTTGATAATGCATCTAAACATTTTTTGTATGCTATTGAACCACTTGCTGCAGAAGTTGATAAGTTAAATCCTTGAACATTTGTTGAACTAATATCTGCACCTTTATAAATTGGTGTTGCTGCACTCATACCATCAAATCCACCTTGAAATGCTACCGTAAATGTTCTCCATGATTGAACTGCAGCTACTGATAATCCTAAATCTGTAATTTGAGTTGCTGTTAATAATGTTAATCCAACTTGTGAATCTAAACCGAATGCAACATTTGCACCAGTCAAAGCACTTTCAGGTAATGGTTTTAAATAAATACTATTATCAGTATTTCCTTCTAAATCAATACCACTTGCATATACCGAAGAACTCAATGAAGCTGTTGTATAAGTAACTGCTGGAATTCTATTAGAAATTGTACTTGTTGTTGCGATTGGTAACGTATAAGCATCATGTCCGAATGGAACTGCTACAATTGGAGCTGCACCATCAACTTCTACTCTTACATATTTAGATTTATTTCCCCAATCACCTAATTCTGTTACCTTTCCATCAGATGCGATTGTTGTATAACTATCACCGATTACTCTACCAATAAAATTAGTTGATGATGGATCTAAATTTACATTATTAAATTGCTCTAAAATTGTTTTTCTTTTATCTGTATCGTTAAAATCTCTTACAACTATGGTGAATGTTCCGAAATCAGAACCATTGATATCACCCGCTGCTTTAACATTACTAATTGTAATTTTAAATCTTGTATTTTCTACATTACCATCAGCTAAAGTATGAAACTTAACTAAATTAAATCTACTACCACCAATCAATTGAGATTGAATCCATGGTGTAGAAGCGTAAGTTGCATCATTTGTAAAGTCTTGATTTGCAATTACTGATGCAGTTACAGTTGTATTTGCATCAAATGTAATACCATGATTCTTAAATAAACCATATACATATGCTTTTTTAGAACCAAATGGTGATGTTCCGAATACATCTTCTATATCCATATTATCCACTGGATCAACTGATGCACTATATTGTCCGATAGTTGAACCTGAAATGAAGAAATCACCACTAGTATTTGTTGTTAATGTTGTTCCAGTAAATCCTGCATTAGAAGCACTACTTGCATTAAATACAATACCAATTGATGCAGATACTGCACCACTTGTTGCTGTTAATACAATAGGAGCTGTTTCAGTATATCCACCGATACCTGCTACTCTACAAATAGTTACTAAACCTGTCTCTCTTAAATAATTTTGAGCGGTTAATTCTGTATAATATGTACCATCAGCTGCACCGAAGATATCTTCTAACTCAGATGGTGATGTTACGATTGTTGGTTTAAACGCCGGTCCTTGTTTGAAAGGTCCTACGATTGCTCCACCAATAGCTCCAACTCCTTGTGCTATGAATGATAAATCGTTTTCTCTTGTAAATACACCCGGCGATACTAATTTTTCAGCCATTTTATTTGTTCTCCTTATAAATTATGTTATAATATTCTAATATAAATATACAATATTTGTTGTAAAAATATATTATTGTTGCTCTTTTGGTATAAATTCTCCAGTTGTGGTATCTAAATCTCCATCACCATATTCCTTTTGAAGTTCACCTAAGAAAGTTTGTTCTTCTAATGCTAATCTATCAAGCTCTGCAAACATACTTTGTTCATCTGCTTGAAGTTGTCTTTGTTGAATTTGTGTTTGTCCTATAATGAATGTTAACTCATTAAATTTACCTTTTAATTCACTTAATTTTTGTAACTGCTCTGGTTTTAGTTGTGCCATAGTTTTTTATTTTATTTGTTCTATAT